CTACCGTAGCAACAGCGGTTTTTGGGATCTTCCGGTTTTCTTTTATTCTCATACTACTATTATAAGACATCTTGGAGATTTGTCAATCTTAAACGGTCTATATAAGCAAATACTTATATAAGAAAACCCTTATATTAGCAAATCCTTAAATACGGGAAATACCTGGTTTTTTGTCAGGTATTTAAACCCCATAAATAATTGCGTGGAAGATATTCGTTTAGTCACTAATATAGAGAAATACTTTACCGTAGATTGGTCAGTCGGTAGCACCTGCAATTTTTCCTGTAGTTACTGCCCTGATGAATTACACAATGGATCAACGTTATGGATTGGAATAGACAAATTACAACAACTGCTTGATAAAATATATCAACACACTACTTTACCATTACACTTTATTTTATCTGGTGGTGAAATTACAATGGATCCAAAAATAAAAGAAAAACTAGATTTAATAAAAAGTAATCCAGATAATATTATAACTTGCTTATCAAATGGATCACGAACATTGCGTTGGTGGAAAGACTATCAAGAGATTTTCGATGTGCTTAATTTAACTTGCCATACCGAGGAAGGTGATGCTGAACATATGTTAGAAGTAGCACAACTAATGAATGAGACAGCAGATGTTACAGCAAATGTTCCAATGAAACATGACGACTGGGATACCAGTGTCAATAATGCAATCACATTAACAAAAAATAATAATGGTTACCCTGTTATATTAAAACCATTACGAATTAACTTTGGACATATATTTTACCCATACTCAAGTGAGCAATTAGACTTTATGGCCAAATATAGCATCTTTAATAATTACGATTCGAATTGGGAACAACCAAAATCAAAAAAATTTAATCCACGATTTAAAATAGAATACAAAGATGGGAAAAACGAAACCATTTATCCTGCTAGTTGGATTAACGAGAATAAAAATCGTTTTAAAGGATGGAATTGCTACATAGGTGTAGAAAAAATCTTTATAGGAATCGACGGCCGGATAAGCCGAGGGTCATGGTGCAAAGCAGGCGGCGGAAGGGGTGCTCTCGGAAATGTTAACAATCCTCAAAGCATACAATTTCCTAACGATCCTGTTCAATGCCCAAATGACTATTGCGTCAATGTAACAGATTTCAAAACAACTAAACTAAATTATCTTTCATAAGATCAGACATGCCTTCGTGCAACACACTAGGCTTTCCTAATTGTCGGTCAAATGCAGCCCTAATAAAACCAGATGATAATGCAAGATCTTTTACAAAATTTTCATCCTTAACATTTATTCCATGCTTCGCGCCAACTTTAATAATCGATTCAATACAATCTGTCATAATCTTATTTGTTTGTTCTTTTAACATAATTAAACCTCTTTATTATAATAACAAAGATTATTATTATGTCAAGCATAAAAAAGAGGTACCCGAAGGTACCTCCCGCAATAAGCTAAACACTTTCTCTTATGTGATTTCTATCTACTCTTTCAACAATTAGCAAGTATTATTATTATTTCCCGAATCTTAGTTTCCTCACCTTATAACAATGTCTAGCTTTATGTCTTATAGTATGTTTTCACGAGCAAGAATTTCTACATCACCTTCTGGTAGATCAACACTTGATCCAACATTTAGTTCAAGAATCTTCTCACTAATCGTTACTCTTTCCTTACGAAGATCGGATAACTTTGTACGAAATCCATCTTCTCCTCTACGGACTAGTCTCTCATATCTACTAATTAAATTATTCAGCTGAACTCTTTTTGTTAGCAAAGTGCTTACACCGGTTTCGACATTTGCTTTACCAACCTTATCTCTCAAACTATACAGTACAGATTCCAAATCTTCAAGGTGTGTCAACCTCTGTTCTAACTCACTTCCGACACTCCCTTCCAAATTAACATCGGAAATCCCCTGCCGTATTTGATCTTGCAGAGTAGCGGCCTTTCGTAAATTGATTTCCATAACAATTTCTCCTTTACAATACTTTATTATACTTATACATAATTCATATGTCAAGCATTATTTGTTTGGATTTCCATAAAACATATTAATCTCAGAGTCCTCTAATCCTGCAACTCGTAACTTCACAATATTATTAATCTGAAATTGTTTTGCTTCCAATGCTTTTAACACTCCGAGGAATTGATTCCGCAATAAACCAAACTCATTTACTAATTCTGTTTGATCTACAATTGCCTGCTCACCATCTACATATGCTTGAGCATCTCTAGATGTTAATGCCCGTTGGTAGTTTTCCAAAAACTTACGAAAAGTCTGTGCTCGTAATTTTCTTAAATGAATATTTAAATGTTCTAGTATTGCTTCAGCTTCCTGCAACTGCGAAAATCTAGTTTGCACAATTGCAGGAATCGCACTTGCCGCTTTTTCAATACTTCCTTGAAACTTAATCTCTGATTTAGCTTCTGCTAATTGATCTTCAAAATGATCAATACAATCAGGCAATGAAGCCATATCACGTACTACTGTTTGATACCAACTAGCCATAGTTAATAATCGTCTTCGTCTTCGTTTTCTTCGTCTTCTTCTTCAAAATAATCTTCTAGTGCTTTATCAAGATATGAATCTTGCCCAACATATTCTTTAAGTTCTTCAATATCACCAAAAGTATCAAATAGATTTATGACACGAAGTGCCGCATCCATTCTTTCCTTCTCTGGGATATATGATCTCAAAGCACTCCACATCTCAATTAAAAGTTCTGGTTCACTGCTCATGCATCATCTCCAAGATATTCCAATTCAGGAGTATTTACCTCACTATCAGTTTTATCTTGGAGTATTAATTCGAGTGTTTCGGCATTCCATCCTTTCCTAAAATAACTATGTTCGTTACCTGCTGAATCAGTATAAACTAATTTGTTGCCTCGTTTAACAAGGTCACCAGATTTTTCAAACAAATCAACTAACCCTGAATACGAATCCATTCCTGTTTCATATGGTATTTTAATTTGAACTGCCTCAAACGGTTTTGAAAATCTACTTTTCATAACTTTACAAGCAGCTCTAATACCTCGAACCTGAGTAATTTTATTACCTTCTTCATCTTCTTTTAACTTTAAAAGTTTCATAGCAACTACTATAGACGAAGCATACACAAATCCTGCGCCACCACTAATTTTATCATCCGGATCAAACATATCCTGCGATGCATAAGTGTGATTGGTTACTATAAGTCCTATTGGATAAGGAGCAATGCTATTAACAGTATTACGAATTAATGCTGTAAGTGCTTTAGGTTTACGACCCAAATCACCTTTAAGATCACCGGCTTCAAATTGTTTGACATCAGTTGGTGATAACAACATACCTAAACTATCAATAATAATGACTACTTTTGGACAATCCTCATAATCATTTTCTTCATTTTCTTCCCTGTATCCTTTAAGGAATTCTGATAATGTTTTAGCAACATCATCAATCATTGAAACACCAATTTTTAACAATTTTTCTTCACTTGTATCTACTCCAAGTGCTTGTAACCAATCAGTATCCAATGCATTTTCACTATCCATCATAACAACAAAACACCCAGCTTTCTGGGCATTGCTTGCTAGATTCCCACTAGCAATTAAACTCTTACCACTTCCTGACATTCCTGCAAACATCGTTACCCGTCCTAATGGAACACCGTTATAAAAATCTCCACTAATAAGATAATTTAATGCATGACTACCAGTACTAATCCAATCCTTAGGGTCATGAAATCCTATACTTAACCCGTCAATGTTTTTTGTTAAATTCTTTCTTAATTTTGAAAAGTCATATGCTTTTGCCATTCTTTATCCTCCGAAAAATAGGAGGGGTTTCCCCCTCCTTATAAGAAATATTAAGCAGTATCTTTTGCCTTTGCACGGCTACGAATCATGCTAAGAATCTCATCAGCATTTGACTTACTTTCTGGACTTTCTGTAGTTGCCGCGGCTTTTTCTTCTTTTTCAAAGCCCGGAACATCATCAGAAGTCGTCACTTTGGTAACAGTTCCTGTTCCAAGTCCGTCACTTACTGTTTTTGATTCTACTTTCTCAGTTGATGCCGCTTGGACACCAAATGGGCGATAAAAATCACTCCATTTATCAGGATCATACAATTCACCATCAACGGATGCTTGAAACATCTCATAAATCGCCGCAACTGAATCGGCTGATGGTCGTTTTGGTAAGTAATCTGACAAAGTAAATAATCCGTTAGAATTAACTGCTTCTAATTCATCATCCTCAAGACCACGTTCTCGCCGTGCCCAGTTTGATGTTGAATAGTCAGCATACTGACCTTTTTGTGTTTTTGTAAGACGGAAATCAGTACCATTAACATAATCTGTTGGTAGATATTCCATTTCCGGATCCATTAAAGCGGCTTTGATAATCTTATATATTGAAGGATTAATAACAAAACGTCTAATCGGATTTTCTGGTGCTACATCACCGTCCAGTGGATTGTTTACAACAAACCCTTGGAAAATATAAGAACGTTTCTTCCAATATTTTCGCGCAACATCTTCCAATGTCGGGTCCTTAAACCACGGACGAATTTCTGCATGAACGGGGCAAGTGTCGCCCCACATCTCTATACAAGGCACATTAACGGTAACGCTCCGTGCCTCATCCTGCCCTTTTACACCTGGGAAAACAATTCGAATCATTTGACGTTCTTGCCAAAAGAATGTGTTGCTTTCGTCCCCATCGGGAAGAAACCGTAATGTTGCCGTAGTGTCGTTTGGGATATTCCAAAACGCATAGATTGCGTTGTCTGTTTCGCGAGCTGAATTTTGTCGCTGGTCTTGAGCCTGTAATTTTGCTCGTAGTTCTGCCAAAGTTGCCATATTTTTTCTCCTATATTAGCCTAAAATTATGTGCCATATTTGCACTGTAATTA